TTCCATAGAACTTCGCTTGAATTCAATAAAACCCCCACTTCCTAAATAGGTGGGCATTTATTTAGACAGCAATTACAGCAGTAGGAGCAGAAGCAGCCTCAAAGGAAACTTCAGCAGACAAAACTTCACCTTGACTACTTGTCATAGCAATACTTGTTATAACAACAGTCATAGTCGTGAGTTTTTCATTACTTGCATGATCTTTAATACCTAAACTAAGAGTCACAGTATCTGAAGCAGTCCCATTTGTCTTGACTAACTTACCCATCAATACAGATGCCTGCGTTTCACCAGTAGTTGCACCAGATGCCGAATACCAAGAAATTGAAGCAGAACCAGAGACACTGCGAGTTCCACCTATAAGTTGCCTATCACGATCACCTAATGTTGTGACATCTAAGGTTTCTTGTGATGCAGTAAAACTCCATGTGGTTACGGTTGCGACTGTGGTGCT